AGTTGTACAAGCAGCACCCTCTGTAATGCCATCAACTTGAACTATATTACAATCAGGTGCAATTAAATTTAAAAGATATTGTAAACTATATTTTTCATAATGTTCTTTCTGAACTATGAAAGTGTACTTAGCTTTGATATTCAAATTATCTACAACAACTTGAATCATTGGTTTACCTTTTACATCAATCAAAGGTTTGGGGAATGTATATCCTTGTGTTGCAAATCTACTTCCACGACCAGCCATAGGAATCAATACATTCATAGTTTTACTCTCCCAAGAAACTTTTTTCTTTTTACCATTAAGGATTTTTTTTATTCTGTCAACTTTATCTTGATTAAGGTCTTTCCTATCCTCTATAGGAATTAAATGACATTTACTATCCAATGCACCCTGACGACCTATATGACTGTCCTCAAGAATTACAGTGTCATCTGGCAACGCACCAAGGGTCATCATACACTTCCAATACATAGATGGAAATGGTTTGTTTCTAACCACATCTTCATTAGAAATATATACGTCAACAAACTCAAGAAGTCCTAGACGTAATAGAATAATCTTTACAGTATTACGAATACTATTTGATGCGACTGCAATCTTATATCCAGCATCCACAAGTTGTTGAAAGTATCCCATCAACTCATAATCTTTTGCAACACACTCACTAAAGATCTTCAGTGTATTTGTCTGTTTATCTTTCCATATTTTATCATACCTATCAATAGGTAAACCTTTATTTTCTGTAAGAAGTTTTAACTTAGATGTTGTAGGAAGACCATCGTATTGTGTAACGTGTTCCTCTCTAGTAATTGCATATTCTTTACCTAAAGCTTGATTCAAGGCTTCATAATGGTAATCCTTACTATCAATTAACACACCATCTAAATCAAAGATTACTAATTTAGTCATAACATTATGATTTATAATAGTTTAATTTAAAAGTTTTTATATCAATATTATTATTTCTTAAATGTTCTCTTATTACAGATTCGATTCCAATATCCTTTAATTTAATATTACCCATAACATGATTGATAATTTTTTCAGAGTCAAAATTTTCACCATACATTAAATTAAAATATATCTCTGCAACTTGTTTATTCATAAAAAGTATCTGATCATTGCATACAGAATTTGTATCAAAATTTCGCCAAGAATGAAATTCTTTTTCTGGACAAACCACGGAATTGGAAACGTTATAAACGTCAAATATATCAAAAATAAGATCGTTTCTGAGTTTAATTATAATATCATCATTTGTCAAGTCATTTTTAATAAAATTATAACAACTATTTAAATGCCTCCATTGATGATAATATCTTTCTTTATGTTCATGTAAATACCAAGATTCATCAGAGAATATATTTTTTTGGGGTACTGAAGTTTTTAACCAAGAAAATTTGAATGGCATATTTTCCCATCTTTCATCACTTGATACATAAATTTTTGCATTAAGATACTCAGATAGTTTTTTTATGCATTGCCACGTTTTATCACTTCCCCGTAATTGCCCACCCAATAAAATTGCTACTTTCATTTAATTAATTCTAACTTGATTTTTTAGATTTAATAAAAATCCATTGATTATGATAATCATGATGAGATTTTACAATATCATATTCAATATTAACAAATCCAATTTCTTCCAAATCCTTAGTAATTTGTTGAGGATCATCTACCCTAACATCAAACTTACTATTTGTTCCTTCTGCTTCATAGTAATTATCATAATATCCGCTAGCACTAGGATGACCACCACCATATCCCATTTGGAAGCAAAGGATTCCACCATCATTTAAGCATCTGTACATATCAGTCAGAATATTTTTTCTAATTTCATATACACAAATATGTTGAAGGACGATTGTTGATATTATGGCATCGTATTCATTACTTTTACAAGAATTTAAACTCTGCCCATCCGTAAGAAAAAATTTATAATTTTTATGCTTAGTATTAGATAGATTTTTTTCACAAAATTCAAGATTAGATTTTGAAATATCGCATCCATGCATTTCACCTACATCATAGGTATCAAGTACATTAATGACATTTCTTCCACATCCACATCCAAAATCAATTGCTTTCTTTTTACTCCAATCACCTTCAGCAAAGGGTGATAGTAAATGCGTCCAATAAAATTCATTACTATCATGCTGTTTATGATTATCAATGTTCATTATATGAGCAGTATTATCATAAAATAATCTCTGCATTTCAGTGTAATCATCCTTTGTTTTTTCCATGTCAACAATGATATTTGCTATTATTTTTTTTAAGATGTACTATTTTAGGTTCAAAAGAACAAACCTCTGAAAAAGATTCTGGATAGGCATATTCAGATCCAAATGTATGAACCATATCAAGATTATCAAGAAAAAATCTATTAATATGACTTTCATCATGCCATAATGCAATCACATTTTTTTCTAAATCTGTATTAGTTCTTATCTCTAACTCATCTATCATAGCACATACCTCTGGAACTTGTCCACCCCAAAAACATCCTTGATAATATATCTGTGGTTGTTCTTTAACAGTATCAACGTATGCTAAAGATTTTTCATTTTGATCCCAAGAACCTGGATATTTATCGTGAGGTTTCATCTTTAAAAAATGACATGGATGATGAACACCAAACAATGGTTTATCATTAAAAAATTCTTCTTCTGTTATAGTGGTGACAGGAAGAGCATCAGCGTCAATAAACACAAGATGAGAACATTCCTCAATGGTCTGTCGTGCTTTATTAATAATCTCAAATCTTTTAAGAGTGATAAACGGCCACTCCAAATGTTTTTGATGATAAACCTTAATGTTATCTGGTGTCTCACTTAGTTCCCCATCAGTAAATGCTAAGATAACTTTCTCAGTATTAGGAAGAAAATATTTTTCAATATACTTATAATAATTTGGTAAGAAATTAAGATACTGATTAGTTCCTATAAATGTAATTGCAACTTTCATGAAATAACCTCCACATAATCTGAACAAATTCCATAACAATCAAATACTTTTAAATCAACTAAATTAGATATTTGCATATTCCATTCAGGCATAACAAGTATTGATTTAGATGAATATGGTTTTCCAGGATAAGTCCAAATATAATTATTACTAGTTAATGTATAATCATCTTCTTGATGTAACCAGAATGTTTATATTTTGTAAATTCCTCTAAAGTAGTTATATCTTTACAATGTATCCATATATTAGAATGACGATTAGCCATCCATTTCCAACTAACTTTATATTGTGGTTCATCATGACCTAACCAAAATACTTGAGTTATTGGATCATACCTAGCATCAATCTCAACATCATAGTTTAACTTTATAGCTTCATCAATATATAATGGATTATTTTCCAATTTAGGATTTGAACCTTTAACATTACCTCTATGTGCTATTAATTTCATACTAGTCTAGAATATCTATAGTAGGAGACCAACCCAATGATCTTAATATTGTTGTATCTGCACACAAACTGTCTGGTTCATTTGGAGTGTGATCTAATATTGGAAGATCACTTCTACCCATCTTCATAGCCAGTTCTAAAACAGAATGATTTTTACCTGTTCCTATATCTAGTACACCTCGAAAGTTATCAGGTAATAAACAACTTATTGCTGTTGCGATATCATTAACGTGAATCCAATCTCTCCTATGTCGTGTAATGTATTGTGCAGTATTATCTTGAAGCATTCTGTAAAGCATATCATCTCTACTACCTTCCTCTGCCCATACATTAAAGAATCTCATACCCACACTATTAGGTGGTGCCATTGATTCATTAACTTTTTTTGTAATTGCATATGGATTTTGCCACCATTCGTGAGCACCTGCAGAACTCGCATACAATAATCTAATTTTGTTTATCCTACAATACTCAAATATTGGTTTTGTTTTAATTACATTATTTTCCCAAAATTTATCAGGATCTTTTACACTTTCTCTTAATGCAGCAAATGCAGCAAGATGAACGATTACATCATATCTTATTGAATCACAAGCATAAAATCTAATAAAATCACGAATATCATCTGGTTTGTCTAAACCACGAACCTCATGACCCCCATCTTGTAAATGTTTAAAGACATGACTACCAATAAAACCTTTATGTCCTGTAACTAAAATGTTCATTTAAATAAGAATAAAATTTTTAGAATAATGTAAATTTATCATAACCACATCCAACTCCCAAATGCCATATCTTTCACTGATTTATCAGCACAACTATCAGCAAACCAATTTGTCGGTGCAATCACATGCTCACTATCTGCCAACCAAGCACCCCACCAAGAGAATGATGAGTTTGCAATAATATGATAATTACATTTAGTCATTAAACATAAATCAACATCTGCATCATTACCCTCAGATATCATAATGTCATCATTATCAAAAAGTTTTTGTTGTTGACACCAATCAGGATCATCAGAGAATACTATGATACGTTCGTTCTTATCAAAATGTTTTAATGCCTCTTCATAATATTCTAGTGATTGAACTGGGTGATTAGGGTTAACAGTATAATCTGTACGACGAATATGAAGAGCAATAAGTTTTCTACCATTATCAATTGACTCAATCATCTCATCACACACAGATTCAATTTCATTTGTGAATGTAAAGTCTGACTTGATTTCATCTTTAATGTGGTCAAAATATTTTGGTGATTGATAGTATCCATATAAATCCACATTGTCAGGACAAGATTCAAAAAGTTCTTTATCAAATTCAAACATCCTCTCTTGTAATATTGGATTTTTTACTACATTAATAGTATTGTTTTTATCAATATTAAATACGTCATAGATATTAAGTTTATCATTCCTTACTAATGGATCATTTTGACCAAAAAAATTTACTGGTGGAATTGCATAATCATATCGATGCTTACGAGCAATGCCTTTCAGTGAGGCATATTGAAACATTTGATTTGCAAGTCTGCCTAGGTTTCCTAGATTATTAAACGTCAACATTTTCTTTAAACCATTCGTATGTAGATTCAATACCTTTACGCAAACTTATCTTCGGTTCCCAACCTAACGACTTAATCTTATCCACATTCAAGACCTTTCTTGGTGTGCCATTTGGTTTTGATGTATCCCACTCATAATAATTTTCATAACCAACAACATCTATAATAATCTCTGCCAACTCCTTGATTGTGATATCTTCTCCCGTCCCCACGTTAATGTGTTCCTCCTCTTCATAATCTTGCATACAAGTATAGCATGCTTCTGCTAAATCATCAACGTGTAAGAACTCTCTTTTTGGAGATCCATCACCCCATAACTTTACAACCCAATGTTTGCTCTTTTCAAGTGATCCATGAAACTTAGATATTAAAGCAGGTAGAACGTGTGATGAGTTATGATCAAAATTATCATTTGGTCCGTACAAGTTTGTTGGCATCAATGATATAGCATTAAAACCATACTGTTGACGATATGCACGACACATACGAATACCTGCAATCTTCGCAATAGCGTAGGCATCATTGCTTGATTCTAAATGACCTGCGAGTAATTCATCTTCTATGATAGGTTGCTTTGCCATCTTTGGATAGATGCAAGATGAACCAAGGAATAATAATTTCTTTACACCATTACGATAAGCAGCATCTATGACATTTGTTTGTATCATTAAATTGTCATAGATGAAATCTGCAGGATTATCTCTATTTGTAAGAATACCACCTACCTTTGCTGCTGCCAGAAATACATAATCTGGTTTTGCATGTGAGAATAAATTATTAGTTATTGATGTATGTCTTAAATCATAGTCATCTTTATTTGCTGTGACTAAATTTTTATAACCTTTACTTTGCAGATTACGCAAAATTGCCGAACCCACAAGTCCTTTATGACCTGCAACAAATACTTTAGAATTACTGTCCATAGATACACATGTCCTCAACTAATTGATCAATAGTAATTTTAGGTTCCCAACCTAATTTTTCTTTTGCTTTACTAAAATCTCCTAGTAAAGACTCTACCTCTGTAGGGCGAAAATATTTTTCATCAACTCTAATCACTGTTCTATTGGTAACCAAATCATATCCAAACTCATCTTCACCCTCACCCCTCCATTCTATGTTAAATCCAAAATATGGTGCTGCCTTATTAACAAAATCTTTAACTGAATATTGTTTTCCTGTAGCAATAACATAATCATCTGGTTCATCTTGTTGTAACATCAGATACATTGCTTCTACAAAATCCTTTGCATGACCCCAGTCTCTTTTTGCATTAAGATTTCCTAGATATAAACAATCATCTTCCCCTACAGATAAACGTGATAATCCTCTGGTAATTTTACGAGTAACAAAAGTTTCACCTCTTCTTGGACTTTCATGATTAAATAATATACCTGTGCTTGCATGCAATCCATATGCTTCACGATAATTTTTAATAATCCAATATCCATATAGTTTCGCAACACCGTATGGTGAACGTGGATAGAAAGGTGTGATCTCCGTTTGAGGAACCTCTTGAACTAATCCATAGAGTTCAGATGTAGATGCCTGATAGATACGAACCTTTTTCTCCATACCTAACAAACGCACAGCCTCAAGGATACGAAGTGTTCCAAGAGCATCAACCTGTCCTGTATACTCAGGCATCTCAAAAGATACTTTTACATGACTTTGTGCACCTAAATTATAAATTTCATCTGGTTCTATTTTTTTAATGACACCTATAATATTAGTAGCATCCGTTAGATCTCCATAATGTAAATGTATTTTTTTATAAATGTGATCAATGCGATGAGTATTAATTAGAGATGATCGACGAACTATACCATGAACTTCGTATCCTTTTTCTAAAAGAAGTTCAGCAAGATAAGAACCATCCTGTCCTGTAATACCTGTTATTAAGGCAACTTTAGTCATTTAACTCTCCCATAATCATCATCAAATCTTTCAATATCATCCTCTCCGAGATATGCGCCACTTTGAACTTCTATAATTTT